CATAAGACCACCTATAAACTTCTCACGAAAATCCATTGCAGTCTTATAGTTGATAAACTTTCTTCGGTCTAGGCAGTCTCCCAGATGCATGACACCACAAATGTCTTCAGAATTTTCCACAATGTATGGAAAAAACTGATTCTGATAGAAGTCAAAAAAATAGTCACTAAAAACCTGACTATCGTTTCGGGCTCCAAAGTGAGTGTCAGTAATGATTACAAGTTTCTTCACTTCTTCACTCTCGCATCAATGAAATCTTCTAACCATAATTTACCAGAACCAGCGTCAGAGTCTTCAATAGATTTTTCTATTTCATGCAACTCTTTAGCTGGAATTTTTGAAGTGAACTCTGATATCATTGTTTCAACTTCGTCTACATACTTTTCAAATTTTGTCATTATTCCTCTACGAAATGTTCAATACCACGTTTGGTTTTCTTTTTCTTTTTAGGAAACTCTTCTTGTGGTAGGTTATCTTTAAGAAAATCTATGTACGTATTGTCGTACACTTCATCATCAAAATCCATAGTCTCATGAGTTTTGAGAGTATCATTATCTATCATTTTTTGCTTAATCGACTGTTGTTTTTTCTCTTTCGAGATTCTTCTCAAAAACGCATAATAAATGATTTGAGTAAAATACGCAAATGGATTCTTCGATTTTTCAGGGTCAAAGTTTTTAGCATACTGAATGCAATTTTCAATACCATCACCAATCATCTCCTCACGATAAGTATAGTTAATAAAATTAGGTCTATAAGATAGATGCGTAGCTATCTTATAAAAACATTCACCGATGTATTCTGTTATCGGGGGAATCTCATCCCCCTCTGACTCTGCCTCACGTATAGATTCCTTCCACTCAATCATGGCTGCAAGGAATTCTTTGTTATCTACATAATGTTGTTTCTTGCTCATTATATCCTCTATAATTGAAAATGTCAAGACAATATTTTTGACTTGACTGTTGAGAAAAATGCTGTATAATAAGTATGTCTGGTTTCAAGTTATATTAGTACCTTATGTAACTTGTAATCAAATCCTTCCTCATTATACAATTTAATTCGTTCCTTGAAATGACGGAACGTGTGATTCCTACCCTCAAAATCATCTGCAATGTCATACAACTTAGCAGCGACCTTACTATCATGTAATCGCAACCCCCTACCTATTGATTGAAGATTTCTAATACGAGATTTATAAGGACTAGCAAAAATAATGTTATGCAAGTTCCTAATGTTGATGCCAGTACTGAATACACCGAAACTTGCCACGATGATGAGTCCTGTGTTTTCTTCTGCAAGAGCTCTGATGTTTTCTCTCGTTTCTGTATCTGTTGCTCCGTAGACAAGATGAACTCCATTTCTCTTCTCCTTTATTTTTTTGAACAACTCTTCTCCATGTTTTATCAACGAAAAAAGTACCAAGGTATTCCCTTTTTGGTCTATAGCTAGATTACTTATCAAATTATTTCTCTTCGTATGTTCTGTTAAATAACTAATTTCATCATGATATTTACGTATTATACACTCTTCTTTTGAATAAGTCAAGACAATTCCATGCACTTTTATGTCAGAAAGTTGTTTATTATCAATGAGTTGTTTAGTTGTAGTAACCTGCTTTACTGGTCCAAATAGACCTTCAAGCACTAATCTATGACACTGATGCCCATCTAATGTACCAGTGAATCCATATTTATATTTACACTCCGTAGTTTTGTGCATAATCTTTTTGAGTGAATCTGCTTTGAAAGTGTGAGCTTCATCACCCATGATTACACCAAATTTATTAAAGAAGTTCTTAGGCATTTGATATAAAGACTGCCAAGTGGATATGGTAACTAACTTTGTGGTATCCTTTTCTCTACCACCATATATTCTATGACAGTAGTAGTCAGAATTCCATCCATAACTTTTGAAATCTGAGTACATCTGTTCGACTAAAGATGTGGTGGGAACTAGAAGTAGAATACTTGTGTATTTGGGGTCGTAGAATATTTTCTCAAAATAACGAATGAGAATGTAGATAATTAATGACTTGCCTGATGCAGTAGGACTAACAAGGACGCTACGCCCATTTCGTATTGCATGATGTACGGCATCAATCTGATAGTCTCTAGGTTGTATGGGTATTTGTAAACTAGAGACAAATGACTCAACATCTTCCCTGTGTGTAGCTATAGTTGACCAATCTCCTCCTTCAATAGAATAATTTCTCTTATCTGCAAACTCTCTAAGATAATCTGAGAGTCCCACATAAATCTGATTGACTCTGGAATCAAAGAGTCTAATCTTCCCATCCCACATACGACTTTTGTATGCAGGCATATATTTGGCCTCTGGAACCCAAAAACTGAAAAAGTCATTCAGTTCTCTTGCAATACTTCTTTCACATTCCACTTGAAGAAACACATCGTTCTTCTTATGAATGATTATATCAACCATGTTCTCCGACAAACCAACATACTAAAGATTCACGTATTCCACTTGTGACCAAAGTTACTCTGTGCCATTTCCAAGATGGAAACCAAACAATATCTCCTAATTTTGGAGAAATATTATATATTCTATCATCACTATTTGGAGCTCCATGTTCCATCTGCAACATACCACCTTCATAATTATCATTTAATAACATTGTAAATGATAACTTCCTTATTCCAAGATGATTCTTTTTTTTACCTACATCCGTATGCCAATTGTAGAAATCTCCTTTTTCATAAACAGTATATTGGAGATTTTCTACATCTGTGATATTTAATTCCCATCCACCAAGTTTATTTGCATTATCAGCTAACCTGAATAACTCTTTTTTTATTTCTGCATTTGGAGTCAAAAAAGATACTTTACTATTTCTAGTATCTACGAGTTTCCCAGAAGATTTTCCTAATTTAAACTCTTTGTAAGACTTTTTTGCCCAATAATACAGTAAATTATTATCTAATGGAATTGATAGATAATCGTATCCTAACATTACATTCCAGATTCAAATTTTCTCCATTCAATTGCATTTTTTATTTGAAAACCTCTATTACCAATTTGTTTCACAATTTCTTGAAGATATTCAACTATTGACTCATGATAATCAACCTCTTTTTTCTTTTCAATAAATTCATCGTCAGCTTCGATAAAGGTTTTCTCTTCATCTTTGGTTTTCAGTTTTATAGGAAAATCACCCTTCTCTTTATATACATCCTCTGATGCCTTTCCAGAGTAATATATCCATTTGTTTCTACGGATGATTGACAGTTCATTTCGAGCTTTCTTATATGCAAGAGAATGTTCTGTAAGGATTTGTAAGTATTGGGAATGTAATGATGGGATTCTTAGAGACTCCACATCTAATTGGAGATCGTTGATTTTTAGATCTCTTTTTACTCTTTGTTGTAGTTCAGATAACGATATCATAATTTATTCATCAATGGAGCAGTCCGTCACTCTGAAGTATGTTGTCGCACATAAGTTGAGTGGACTATTAAAAATAATACTCTGGACTGCTCAAAATTATTTATGTTGCATTTTTAAACTCATAGTACATGAATCTAAAAGTAGCATCAGCTCTAAAATATTCCACATCTGTAGCATCTTGAGCGTATGCAAGTCCTGAAAGACTTGTTGGAAAAATGTCTTTGAACGATACCTCAACTTTTGGTATGTTTTTTGAATTGTAAACAATCAATGTAGCTTCATCATATATTGGTCTGTCACTTGGAGTTGTTATAGGGTTATGTTGTCTATTCGATGCAGTTAAACTTCCGCCAGGGTTTGAACCACCTGTGAGTGCAGAAGAAAACTGTGAATGTTGTTTTGGAAACCCAACTCCAACAATCCAATCCCATAATTCTCTATAGTTCTGTAGTTCCTCATCCACCAAAAAAGTTATGTTCAGAGTCTCAAATGTTAATTTGTCTCCTGCAACATAGGTATCAGAAAGTGGAGTAGGATACAGAGCTTCTCCAAGATTAATGCCTGGTAATGTCACATTTGTACAAAACCATTCAACCTTGGTAACTCGATTGAAACGAATTCTCCAAGTAGTAGGTGAAGCGTAATCTAAAACAGTGGGTTGACTTGTATCGGCCATAGTTTACCTTTACAAGTATTTAGGTGGGATGAGAGGGGAATAAATCCCCTCTCAAGGGTGATTACATGATGTTGTTTACTCGTACTCTGCGGTAGTAAACATTCGCAGAAGGAGCAAGAGTATTAACTGAAACATCAGCTGCCGATGCACGAGCAAATGGATTCTCAGCCATTCCATAACGTGTCTTAAACGCAATTTTTGGCTGGAAGTCATTCTCTCCAATCGCACGAACCATTTGCAATGGAACGTATGGGCAGTAGAATAATCCGGCGTCATAAGCAGACGAACCACGATAACCAGCAACATACCAGTTTCCAGATCCGTTTGCAAGGGACTCGTATGGGTCAACATAGACCTTAATTCGTCCATTGATTGTTCCGGCAAAAGTGTTTCCAGATGTATCAACATTAAGATTTGTTGACATATTTGGAGCATAGTCCAGAACACCGGCCATTGCCAAAGCTGAGGCAACGTCAGCGGAACACATGAGGATATTACCTTTTCCTCTTCGTGTTTCGATTCCGATAGCGTTACAATCACGCTCGACTTGGAAAAGAAGTCCTTTGAACTTCTCTACTGACCATCGACCATTTGAATCTGTGTCAAGGTCAAAAATTCCACCAGCAGTTACTCCCTGAGCACCAGGCTTAGCAACTGTGTAAATGGAACGAACAACCTCACGATTGATTTCAGCAAGAATCTCAGTCGAAAGGATATTGGACAATTCGGATTCTGCATCCAGACCATGAATTGCTTTCAGGTCTTGTGCAAGTTCCATTGTGTATCCAGCACGCAGGGCACGTGTCCTTGCGGTAACTGAATGTTTCTCAATGGTGAAACCCATGTCCTGAAATTCTCCATCTTTAGCACTAGAGTTTGTGCCTGGGAATGAACCT